CCGGATCACATACTATCTTATTGTATACCTCGTCATGATATAAGACTCTTATAGTGTCACTCATTATCCGCCCATCGTAAACTTTGTAAAATCAATAGCTGACTTTATTATATAGCCTCTCGTCTGGAACGTCTTTATTATCGATTCCAGGAACTCAACTTTCTCCTGCTGCATGCCGATCTTAAGAGACAGATCGATTATGTCTTGATCAGCCTCCATGTACATTGGGATGTCAGCCTTGAGGATTAAACCCTTTGCTGGGAGGCGCCAGCCCTTCTCCTTAGTCTCTTCGGTATGACCTTGAGTATAGAACTCATACTTGTCTAGCTTTAGCTTCTTCATTTCAGACTCGAGTCTGCGAAGAACTGTTCTTTCAGCGACAAACATAGAGTAGTACTTATGATGGAGCTTGGGGATCTTAAGGCTCTCGTCAGCAAGCTCTGTTCTATCGATAGTACTGTCTTTTTCCCAAGAGGCAAAGATATCTTCAAATTTCATGATGCAGCTCACAATGTTAACATTCAAATTATACTATATCACAAAAATAGCATGATGTCAACCAGAAAACACCGTATAGCAACCAGAAATTATAATGTTATCACTGGTATACTGATCTCCGATTCTTCCAAGCTGTTTTCCATTGGCGAAGACAGTGCTTGAACCAGAAGTAAGGGTTGAAGTATCAGTCCCACATCCATTATAAGGGTGTATCCCTACGCGATCACCTTGTAGGACAACCGGCGCACCGCCAGCAAAGACAGTTGACGTACCAGTACCAGTCTTTGTTTGAATAGGCGCTCTACAGAATTTTCCAGTTCCTGTCAGAGAAAAAACATCGTCTTGAGCATTTGCTCTTGCTACTGCTGGCATTAGATCTCTCCATTTGCTACTAATATCTTAAAGTCATTTAAGGCCTTTTCCCAATCCCAGTATACGTATTGACTCATAGCCAAAGACGCGCTGGCACCGCCTGATCCTGATGCTGTAAAGTTATAAACACCTACTAGGTTACGCCAAACATACGTCAGCGCTGGCGTATTCCATCTTACTATGGCGAGGTTCGTTGGTGCGTCATCTACTGAGCTTACCGTAGATATAGGAAATCCCTGTGTAGGATCGTTCGTAGGCAAAACAAACGTATAAGATTCATCCGCTATTATACTCGATAGAGTCCCAGATACCCTTATCACGTAAGCAGTTGGACTAGACGATTGAGTAGTAAATGTAACACCAGTATAACCGGTCAGTGAACTGCTTATACTTGAAATTGGAATCTGCGTCGACGTTTCACCATCTTCATCGAATAAAGAAAATGTTAAGTCAATAGTAAATGCCTTGCCCTGCGTACACGAGTACAGATATAAATTTGGTTCTTCTGGATAGAGATCGCCAGGAATCGTCGGAATCGTTACAGCTGTCTTTGTTACTTTAAGAACAGTAGCCATTATGTAACTTTTAAGATGTCAAACTGATAGTATCTAAAGGTTGCTGTAACTGTTAGGTAGTCGATGTCTTCATCAGTAGTATCAAATTCAAGGTCACTTAAATTCGTAGGAAATGAGTCTTTAAATACGATCTGATAGTTAGCGTTCTTATTAGACGTTAATACGGTCAATGCTATATCAGACTTGAGACCGTCGCCACTTACGATCGTATTTGCTTTAAGACTAGAATACTCCTGAAAGCTAGGCTTACCTAACGCTCTTATCCAGTCATGTATCTCCATATAGTTTTGGAGGTCTTCATCTACCTTAAACGTTATCGATAAGTCACTATAGTCAAGGTTTACTGCAGCAAACGGTACCTTCAATAGTGGGTTGGGTACTTCAAACGTCGGCAGTGATATCGACGGTATGTTTACTTTTTGAATAAAGAAATTAACGTGCGGCGCGCGCTTCAATTGAAACTTGAAGTTGAGAGGCGATAAGAAATTTCTGTTAGATACTGACGTTGTTTCGGACATTAATCTCTCCATTACATATCACTATTTATACAAAAAAGGGGAGCCGTGAAGCTCCCCTTAGTTTGCGGCTTGAAACCGTCTTGTTTGTCTTCGCCTTCAGATGAGCGAAGTGTCACAACTACATCAGGTTATTGATGATAACGCGACGATAGTAGAAGTTAGTGTTGAATGTCAGAGCACCTGAACCAACTGTCAGACCTTGGGCGAATGGATTTGCTACCATGCCATAACGAGTCTTGAAGCCGATCTTTGGTTGGAAGCTTGACTGATCAACTGCGCGGACCATTTGCAGTGGGACGTATGGGCAGTAGAACAGACCAGCGTCGAATGCAGAAGAACCCTTATAGCCAACTGTCAGGTAGTTACCACCAATTGCGTATGGATCGATGTATACCTTCAGGCGACCGTTGAGAACACCGGCGAATGTATTGCCTGTGTCGTCAACTTGCAGGTTGTTTGAGTTGAGGGCTGGAGCGTAGTCAAGAACACCGGCCATCTGCAGAGCTGAAGCTACGTCAGAGGAGCAGATAACGATGTTACCCTTACCACGACGAGTCGTACGAGCGATGTAGTTAGCTTCGCGCTCGAGTTGGAACATCAGGCCCTTGAACTTTTCAACTGACCAACGGCCATTTGAGTCTGTGTCAAGGTCGAAGATACCAGCAGTCGTTGTGTTGTCTTGAGCACCAGTTACCGCAGTGATGTTGATCGTACGAACGACTTCACGGTTGATTTCGGCAAGGATTTCAGCTGACAGGATGTTGGCGAGTTCTGTCTCGGCGTCCAGACCATGGATTGCCTTGAGGTCCTGTGCCAGTTCCATCGTGTACTCAGCCTTGAGGGCACGTGACTTAGCAGTTACTGTGACCTTCTCGATTGAGAAGCCCATCTGAGCAAATGCTACGTTAGCATCGGCGCCAAGTACTTCAGCCTGAGCTGTTGACATACCTGAACCGGTGTTATATCCGTTAACGGCTGACATGATCGAGGTGTTTGTGTCACCTGGGATCGTACCAACGAACTTCTGACCGAATGAGTTGGCACCTGAAGTTACTGATGAGTAAGTGGTGTCAACTTCGTTATAGAAGGTTTCGCCAGCTGCCTTTGTATTACCAACGACAGTTGTATTACCGAGAGCGGCTGTGTTGCCATAGCGTGAGCGCATAGCAAAGATAAGTCCTGTTGGACCGGTCATTGGCTGTGTGCCGCAGATGTCATAGGCAATCAGGTTTGGCATTGAACGACGAACCAGCGAGATAAGAACTGGGTCGAACGTGTCGATTGGACCTGCGCCAGCTGTTGAGCTAGAAGCACCCATAGCGTTGAATGCGCCTGTTGAAGCTGTTTCTGTCAGGGTCTGGAATTGACCATGAGCTGAAGCTTCGCGAAGAGCTTTCTCAGTGTTTTCTAGAACTACTGCAGTTACTGAACGACGGTGAGCGTCCTTGATTGCTGGCAGTTCAGCATGCTCAAGAATAGGAGCCCACTTCTTTTGAATTTCTTCCTGTAGAAACATGTTTATTCCCTTTCTTTTCAGGTTTGATTTTATTTATAAAAAATTACTTCTTAATGGTTCTTGAGATTGCTTGCACGTATTTGTTGACTTGTGGGTCAACGCTTACGATCTTCTCGCTAACTTCACCTTCGAATGTTTCTTCTTCAATGTATGAAGACTGAGGCTTTGTTGATGGGAAATAGCTTTCCTTCACAACAGAGAGCTTCTTCTTATAGACATCGAGGTCGCCATCAAAGTTGACACCCTCTGCTAAAGAAAGAAACTTTTCCGATTGAGACAAAGCAAGACCTTCTGAAACTTCGCTGACAATCTCTTGTCTGGCTGATTCCAGGACGGCTTCCTTCAGCTCATTATTTTCATTGATTGTCTCGTCAAGAGCGGCTTCGAGTCTTTCGACCTTGGCAGCTAATTCCTCAACAACACTAATTTTTTCCTCTGGCATATCGATGTAATGCTCAGCGAAAAGGTTCTTAAGACCACCAATGAACTCTTCCATGATTTCGTTGCGGAGTGAAGATTCGATAGCTACTTCGTTCTCCTGCATCCAATTTTCTACAACGTAATCAAGGTATGTGTTTAGATTATTCTCGACTTCTTCAACAATTGAAGTTACTTCTTCTTCGAGGCGAGTTTCGTATTCTTCTTCAAGGCGAGCAATCTCAACCATTGCACGTGCGTTTACAGCAGCTTCAAATAGTGTTGAAGCCTTATCCTTAAATTCTTCTGATAGCTCTTCACCGGTAAACATCTCTTCGACGTCTTCCTTAACGT